CTATTAGCTACTGTAGCAAATACAGCATTAGCAACATATAATTGGCTTTCCTGCTTACCATATGCATAAGTTGCATTATTAGATGTGGCTACACTTAGTTGACTTTCTTGCTTACCATATGCATATGTTGCATTATTAGCTAGGCTGATCGAACCAAGAACACTATTAGCTACTGTAGCAAATACGGCATTAGCAACTCTTAATTGAGATTCTTGTTTACCGTTTACGTAAACAGAATTGTTTACGCTTAATTGAGATTCTTGCTTACCATATGCATATGTTGCATTATTAGCAGTTTCAATTGATCCAAGAACATTTTGAGCAGTTGTTGCAAAGACAGCATTAGCAACTCTTAATTGAGATTCTTGTTTACCATAAGCATATGTTGAGTTATTTGCAACAAGAGCACTGTTAGCATTAAGTTGACCTTCTATCTTGCTATTCAAATAAGTTGCATTATTAGCAATTGCAATTAAACTTAGTGTTCTAATGAAATCATTATTAACGTATAGACCAGAAGCATTTGCAATAAGACCGTCTTTGGCATTAACTGCAACGTCATCAGTATTAACAGAGATACCAGCACCAGAGCCTACAGCAAGTGTACCGCTGACAGTTATTGGAGAACCAACTAATCCATTGCCACTTGTGATGCTTGTTACAGTACCACTATATTGATCCTGTGTTGCAAATACAATTTGTGATGTATTAGATGACACAACAGTTGTACCACGACCAACAAAAAGAACATCATTATTAGATAATGTTGAACTTGTAAGACGTAGGATACCAACATTTTGAACAGTATTAGAAACACCGATTAGCTTGTATATTGTTTTTGTGTCACCAGACCAATATACGTATGATCCGTTTGTAGATAGAACTTGATCAGCAGTACCAAATGTACCATTAGCAAAAATTCCAGTAATCACCGCATTGGCAATTATTGCTTTTCCTACATTAGCAGTTGAAATTCTTAATACGCCAGTTGATGGTACGAATGAAAGCCCTCCATCAGCAACAGCAGCATTAGCCCATGATCCAGTTACGCTGTTAGACATTGGGAAATACCAAGTACTAGTACTAGTATTATTCTGTGTTAGTGGTAAAGCAATACCCGGTGGGTTTGAAGTCCAGTATATGCCAGTACTATTTGATGCGAGAATTTGACCAAATGTACCAACAGAACCATTAGCAATTAAAACACCAATTTGTGATCTATTAACTGTTGTATTGGAGAAGAATGCGCTGTTTGCAACATCAGCACCAATAACTAATGGAGAAGCCCATGTGCGTCCTGCAAGATATGTAGAGTTGTTTGCAATCAACGCAACATTAGCATAATTAGAATTATTAGCAATGTAGGCAAACTGTGAATTTGTTGCATAAACAGAAGCATTGACGCTTAACTGCGCTTCTTGCTTTCCATATGCATATGTTGCATTGTTTGAAGTGATCGTAGCAATATATGCAGTATTTACAAACGTCCCATCTCCATTAGCAGTAATTCCACTATTAGCATTCACTTGATAATGTGTATTATTTGATGATAAACCATAACCAGCACGTGGAGCAACAGTTAAACTATTTTCCCAATAAATTCCAGCGCCGTTTGAAACTAGAACTTGACCAATACCGCCTACTGATCCATTAGCAAATAACTTATTGATATAACTGTTACTGCTTACTATAATATCAGTAAACGCACCTTGATTGGCGGTTAGTGTCCCAGTTGATGGTGTGAATGATAGACGAGTATCAGAAATGACAGCATTTGTCCAATCACCGCTTGCACTATTTGACATTGGAAGATAATACTTAATTGAAGAAGTATTATCTTTTGCAATTGGTAAAAATGGTGCATACCAATAAGTACCACCAGCACCATTAGCAGCTAGGAACTGACGAGCAGTACCGCTTGAACCACCCGCAATAAGAGTATTAATTGTCAATTTATCAATAGTTGCTACGTTTGCAATCAATCTACCATCAATTGTAATTTCACCATTTGCATTAGCAGTAAGGAATGCAGTTGTTGTATTAATATTTTGAGAATTTGTTGAGATGACAGTATTAGCTTTACCAATAACAAGTTGCTTAGTATTTTCTTCCCAATACAAAACTACATTGTAATCACTATTTGAAGGAGATGTGTAACGCTGAAAAACAAATCCAATATCATTGAATGGAGTTGCTTGACCATCATTTAAAATAATAAAAGTATTGTTTGTTGTGGTGATTGAAGTATTGACAACAGTCATTGTGCCATTGACAGTAAGATTATTAAGTACTGTCACGTTTGTGAAAATACCATTGCTTGCAACAGAGGTACCAATGTTGGCAGGTGATGCCCATGTACGACCTAGAAGAAAGCTTGAGTTGTTTGCAGCACTTACAGAAAGTTGGCTCTCCTGCTTACCATAAGCATAGGTAGAATTATTTGAAAGAGCAGAGTTAGCAACCGATAGTTGAGCTTCTTGTTTACCATAAGCATAGGTAGAGTTATTTGAAAGAGCAGAGTTAGCAACAGAAAGTTGGCTCTCCTGCTTACCATAAGCATAGGTAGAGTTATTTGCTGTTACAGAAAGTGATGCGGAAACTGAGTTTATGGCAAATGTAGCAGCATTAACAGAAAGCTGAGCTTCTTGTTTACCATAAGCATATGTTGAGTTATTTGCAGTATATGCAAAAGTTGCGTTGGTTGAGTATACTGAATTGTTAACAGAAAGTTGACTTTGCTGTTTTCCATTCATGAATAAAGTATTATTTCCTGTAAAGGAAAAATCAACATTTGCTGACTGTATTAAACTCCAAACGCTTCCATTTGAAAAATATATTTGTTTGTCGGTGTGATATATAATCATACCACCATAAAGTGATGGATTAAGCGTACCTTTGTCTATAGGATTTGCTTGCCCAATAAAATTATTTTTGCCTGAATTATATTTTAATCCACTCACTTATCAATACTCCGGGTATGTTTCACGCTGATTAATAATATATGTAAAGTGCACGACAGCATGGTTTGCAGATGGGCTACCTGTGTTACTATCACAAGCAATTTGTAATTTTTCACCTGTCATCAGAATTTGTCTATCTAAAGAAATGTAAAGAAAGTCATTTGTTGGAACAGGAGCAGACTTTATAATATTATAGGTGTGACTATCAGTACTAACAACTCTCGCAGAAACAGTGATATCAGCAGTATGCTGATTGGTTACTACAAGACCTGTCATGATGGCAGCAGTATTTACAAAGCTTTCAGGAATAGGACCATTGGCACGAATCTTCCAGCGAGGAACATCAAGGATAGTGAAGAAGCTGGAACCCTGTAGTTCCATGCGTGTAACTTCAAATAAATTTAGTGGTGGTTTCGCTGTTTCAATAACTGTATTACTTAAAGCCAATTTAGCCTCCTATTCCGACGATTAATGGAAGAACAATGTTTTGCACACCACGAGAGAAAGCTTGTCCTTCAATAACGCTTCTTTCGAAATCTACTCTGATATCTTCACCTAGATATGTATCACCTTGTTCTGTGGAGAATGTAGCAAACACAACACCACCATCTGACTTGTATATAGCAGTCTTAGGATCAGGGGCTTGAGACGTACCACGTTGTGAATATGGAAGTGAATTATAGTTAACACCAGAACCAGCATATGAGAACTGTTCGCCTGATGCTTCAATACGTGAACGGAATGTAGTGACATATGGAGTGACGTTTGCAACAACAGTTGAAATTAGTGAAAGTAATTCACCCACCATAGTTGTAGAACCAGTTTCACCGCCAAAATATCCTGATGATCTTGCTACAATTTCTTGACGAAGTTGTTCCCAACAATCAATATAGATTTGTTTATATGCTGTATTAGCAATAAATTCTACTTGACCATTAACTGAATTTGATGAAAACAAACCATATGTAAAGTAAGTTGCGCCCTTATCTTGTCCGCTCTTTAGATCGTCTACTAATTCATTAATCAGTGTGCGTGTGTCACGGCTAGTAAGGTTTGCTAACGCAGAAGTATTTATATAAGTATTATAGTTATTAACTGTTGGATACCTTGTTGTCATCAAATTAGATACGATACTATCGATATCGTTGTTGACATAATTAGCAAAGACAGGAGCAGTTTTTAAATTACTTGGATTTAAAACACCATTAATTTTAACAGCATAACGGAAACTTGTAGCTGCAAAGGCATAGTCACCAAATGAACAGTTTGAGTTAGTAATTGTTACCTGACCACCAAGGTGGGTCCATACACCAACTCTTGACCAGTTGGTAAATACAGAAACCAACTGTAGAATAGCATCATTAACAATAGCGTAACCAACACCATTAGGATTAATTGCTGTGAAAGAGTCAACAACGATTGATCTTAGTGGACTATCTGGATCAAGAACTGAAGCATCAGCATAGATGTTGCCTTGACCTACAGGCACAAAAGGATTGCCAGTATTACGATCAATTGGTGCAGTCATTTGATTGTAAGTAAAATTATGAATTGATGAGCAGTCTGCTATGTACGGTGAGCGAGTGATAATCGCACCAGGATTAAATGCAAACGCATAACCCTTCTTTGGTGGACCACTAACAGCATCAACATCCATCGTAGACCATATGGCCTTTTCATGCTTCATGCCGCTAAATGAGAAACCACGAACCTTGATACCACTATTAACAAGGAACATATTGTTCTGTTCTTGACCAGCAGGTAATCTTAGTGTGGTTACACGAAGATCATACCCATATAGCGCACAATTTTTTGGAATTACTGTATTTGGTTGAACTTCATATTCACCTGGGTGAACAACAACAATACACGATTCGCCAGTAGCGGCAGCAGCAGTCAGAGCAGCGCCAATGGTTGCCTTTGACTTATACAAGCTTGTGCCACTGTGAGTATCATTACCACCCATAGTAACGTAGAATGTGCGCTCAATTGATTTGTTAGGTGTGATTTGTGATAGTAGTGCTTGAAGGATGCCAGTATTTGACCATGATCCTGTACCAGAACCACCAACCTTTAAATAAAAGTCATTTTTTAATACTGTAGGATCGTTATATACTAAGGCAAGTGAATCAGCAGCATAATAGAGATTAGCATTTAAAACTGAGGTATTAGCAACAAACCAATCAACTTGTCCAAGACCAGCAGCAGAAAGCACATCAATAGCCGATTCAAGACCATTGACTTTTGGAATATCTATGTTACCGACAATAATCTTACCAAGCTTGTCAACAGCAAACTTACTGAAACCTGCAATTTGCAAGTCAATAAGTCGTGAGTTAACAGCAGAGTTAATGTCCGATACATCCATTTTAATAGCGGTATACTGGAGACTGTTGTCATTCCATGTATCCGTCATACCATAAATTTTAGTTGACACTCTTGCTTCCTCTTATCTTTATTCTTTATGTATTTATTAAACCTAAATCAAACATTTGGTGCTTTTGGCCAAACAACTTCATTTGGATCAGAAAAACTTGTTGTAATGTCTCGTAACGCTTGTCTATATTCAGCCCATGCTGTTTTGTTTCCCGGCCAATCTGGCATTTGAGTATAATCAGACTGTGAAAGCAACTTGTTTCTAGTTTTCCTAATCATTCCCCAAGAAGCTTGATGTTGTCTTGGTTTGAGAACTAATTCTCCATCTTCAAGAACTAGGATATTTCCTTCTTCATTCATACTAAAAAGAAAGTGTTTATATTCATCTTCTGTAATCTCAATTGCATCATCAGGAATTGGAACCCCTGCTTCACTATTATAAAATCCCTCACTACTCACACTAAAATAAATTGTCATAAATTAAAAGCCCATTGCAATCCACCAAGCAGTTGTGTTTACGTTTTCTGTTGTCCAAGTTTGGAAGTATGAAGACCCTACTGTGATTACTGTGGTTGAGTTTTCTGAAGCACTATTATCACCAACTTTAACGCCACCAGAAACAGTCACAGCAACATTTATAGTAGAGAATACTTGAGGAAAATATACAATTCCATAACTATCTTGCTTTGATGGCATTGATCCCCATTGTAATAGCATTCCATTTGGTAGTTTTACCCAATTTCCAGTACTTCCTGTTGTACTACCAACACCCACACCAGTACCAGTAGTAAAATCAGATAGCTTTACGTATGAATCGCTTGGAATTAAAATTTCTTTGGCATTAATTGTACCATTTGATCCAAGTGTGATAGCATTCGTACCAGACTTGTTGCCGCTATAAACCTTAACACCATTTGTGAAGCGATGTGAAGAGAAGCCATCATTTAGATCGACAATATCGCCATCACCAGAGATAATAATACCGCCACCAGAAGCATTTCCAGTTGATACAGTTAAGCTTCCTGATAGTGAGGCAGCAGTAGCAGAAAAACCACTAGTACCAGACCATGACCATAGACCAGTACTGTCTACTGTGGCTGTACCATATGTGGTTGAGCCAAGATAATCAGTTACTCTAAACTTTGCATTACCTCCATTGGCACCACGAAGATTCAAACCACCTATAGTTCCTGTTGCAGGAGTAAATGATTCAATATATCCAGCAGTACGGAATGCAGTGCCATTGAGAGAAAAGGTAGGATCACCAGTAATAGAATATGATGCTGCCGACAATGTGGTAAATGCACCAGTATTAGCAACAGAAGAGCCGATACCAGCAGGAGCCGCCCATGTCTTTGATAAAAGCGTTGCAGAATTAGCAGAATTAAGTGTAGAAATGTATGTTGGATCAACAGAGACACCAGCAGCACCAACTGTAATACCTGTGCTTGCTCTCACTGAGAGATTACCATTCATTGTTACATCGCCAATTATACCATCACCACCCTGTACTCTCGTAACAGTACCAAGACCAGCGTCAGTCCAATATAGACCAGTTGTACCAATAGCTAAAATTTGGCCAGTTGTTCCGATTTTATTATTGGCAATGATCTTGATAGATGGACCAAAGGTAAATGATGTTGTATTGGCATAGATACCATCACCAACTTGAAAAGAAGCTGATGAGTAAAATGTGTTTGTATTAAACCTGCCGTATAGAGTAGAGTTACGATTATTAGTAGGCGAACCAGTAACACCACTAGTGCTATTAGCAGTGAGAACTTCACTAGAAAATGCTTCTAAAAGTTGATTGGTACGTGCAATCCACGAACCAAATGTATCTACCTGAATGTCAACATTTGCGACTTGTCTAGCCATAATTCTTCCCGTTTAATACTTGTTTAAGTAAATTTTTGACTTCAGTGAGTTCGCATTCTAACGAATACATTTTTTCTTGAAAGCTTTCCGCTTTCTTTTTTTCCTCACGTCTCGACAAAATCATTTTATAATAGTTATCATCTTTATTTATGATAGCGCCAGTATTGTCATCTCTCATGAATGTCATGCTGATACGCCTAATACTTGGATTTGATCAATCTTTGGCACAACAAATGTTGAGTCTGATAGGAATACAATTTTAATTTGCATTGAATCAAAACTATCAATTTCAACAAGTCCATTGTTATAATATCTTGAAATATTATTATTCATTGGATTATTAAAAGCAATGTTTGGATATTTCATCTTTGCAATTGACATACCATTACTGGAAACACTATTGCTTGTTATAACCGATCCAAGAATAATTGATGTATCTTTTACTTCCTTGGCCACTGCAATTGTATAGTTTTCTGGAAAAATTGAGCTATAAATTTTGATTACGTCATTATTAGCAAGATATGCTTTTGGATTAACACCATATGCTAATGCTGTATTACTTCCAAATGTTGTTGAAAATACACCGAGAACACTAATACCTTCTGAAGACGATGGAAGACCCAATTCATATTCAATGAAATTGTTTTGGTCTTCACTTGAGCTATATGTGTTAATGCTTGTTATGTATTCAAGTGGTGTCCATGACTTATCATCAAATGGTTCTGGGTCTTGTGAATTGTAAACTTTAGCATATACCTTGATATCTGTTCCTAGTGGACGATATGCTGTCATAAACATACGAATGTCTTCAGCGAAATGTTCTTTGGTGAAATCTATCTTTTTGGCAATATGTCGTGCAACAGCAATACCATTACCATTAACTTCACTGTCAATTAGAACACCATTCGAAGTTACAACATAAGTATTTGAAATTGTGTTCTTCATTGAGTACAAGTCAATTTGACCACCTTCGATAGAAGGTGATGTATAATAATTTGAATCAGCAGCGTTCAATTGAAGATGAGCATCAATTTTAATAGACTTATTATTTAACAATAGTGATGTATTGCTGTATAGATTATTATTTAAAATTTCTTGTGAGCGAGAAAGAATATGTGCATCATACTTATTAAGATTTTTTACACGAATATCGTTAATTTCAACTCTTTCGTTTTTGTTTGAAAAGCTATATGCGTCACCAGATTTAGCAGCAGCAGCAAAGTTGATATCAATCTTACCAGCAGCAGGTGTTTTAATATCACCCTTAATTTTAATTCTATCAATTGATAAAGTATCAATTGAATAGATGTTAGCCGATGCATTTGAATCAATGCCAATAATGGTATTGTTTATATCAAAATATAAAGTATTTGCTGTTGAGTAATTCAAGTATAGCTTATTAGCCAATTCATCCTTGTAGTATACCTTACCAACAACAGTCTTAAGATAACTAGAGCCAGTATTTGTAAATGGAACAGGATTCTTCATTACCATGGATGTGTTGTTTGATACAGACTTAACAAACACAACTTCTTTCTTTGTGCCATCTCCAAGAACAACAATTGGATCACCTTCTACAAGTGTGGTAAAGTTTGTACCAATACCATTAATAACGCTTGAGCCTCTTACTACTGATATCAGACCGCTGTTGTATGCATTATTCTTGTATACCCATTCACCACCAATGAAATTGCCTGTGCGACCTTCAATTGTGAAGAATTCATAGTTGGCATTAACAAATGTCTTGGTTGTCTGAGTTTCAGTATACTTTGCAGCATTGATCTTGAATTTAAGATCGGTATCAGATAATGCCTTGAACACATCTGAGTTGTTTTTCAAGTACATTTTGCCGTCCTTCACGATATTACTACCAGGCGAAGGGTTATTGGTACCTACAATCTTGTCTCCTGTTTTGTTTACCCAGAATTCATATGAAGGATCATCACATGAGATTACGATACCATAGAACTTACCTGTGGCAAGCTTAACTGGCTTATTGAAACCAAAGGTGACAGAAGTAGAAGCATCGCCAAAGGCATATACTTCATCATATTCTTTTCGTGAAATAGATTCTACGTAGCACTTTGAAAGAACTGGTTGATCATTCTCAACATCACAGATTTTTACGGTAATACCTGGTTTTAGATTACCAGAAATGTTTTTTGATGGATTTGGTTTTGCCTTAACATAAAGCTCAATTGATGTAATTGATACTTGGCTTGACTTACCGACGATATCAGGATCGGCATAGAATGTTTGAATAATATTATATTCTGGTGTGGTAAAATAGTCAGTTGCCGAAGTTGATGTTGATGTTGCTGTTACAACAGGAGTATTCTGTAGAGCAATCTGACCAGCAACTGGTGTCTTTTTAAAGTAGACATACATGGCTTCACGAACATATAACGGAAGATTAATATTAACAGTAGCAGTTGAAGAATTGTCTGTAGTCTTTACAGTAAGAACTTTTGGACCAGCAATGAGTGAAGCAATCGCAGCAGCCTTTTCAATATCCGTTGTTGGAATGATTGAAGGCGAGAAGTAAAAAGTAAATGTAATCATACCATAAAGATTTGATAACAGACCTTCACCCAATAGGCGACTGTCTTGCTTACACATACTTGTAACATCTACTCCCTCAAGATATACTTTGTGAACTGTGCCGGGTTTCAGACCATATACAGAAGTCTGAATTGCCTGTTCAGCAAGGATATAATTCGAGTTGATAAACTCTGTAGGAAACACATTAGGAATACCATAGATTCCTAAGTTGTAGTAGTAGTACAGTGAGTTTAAAATATTAATAGTCATTGCTCTAACTTAACCTTTTTACTTTAAATTATATGGATAATTGTAATACGGTAATACATAACCGTGACCAAGATATCCCCAATATGATTGGATATAGTTTATATATGGGTTGCGTAATAGAAGGTTAATTTCTGTGTCAGTTGGATACATTAACTTATAGCCAAATGTACCTGATTTACCTTCACCTCCAAATAAACCACCACCATGTTTCTTACCCTTATACACTCTTACCTTATAGTATTGACCTTTGCTTGTATTATGTGCAAACAAAATTTTAAATTGATCTTCAAGGAAACCGCCAACTGGACCATAGTTCTTTCTTTCGAGAGAACCCGGATGCTCAATTTTTCTATTTCCATTCAAGCTTAGTTGACGATTTGTTATATCAGCATTAGTAATTGCTAAAGCATCAGATGATGATTTTACTGAAATCCATGGACCATCAGAAGTCTTGCTCTGGAAAAATTCAACAGCAATATTGTTATCACGTGAGTTAATATAAAATTCAACTGGACCAGTTAATGAAGAGAAGGTATAAAAGAATTCTTCATAGACATATGGTGAACTATCGCTATTTGCACGGTTACGCTCATATTGTACCACACTAGCAATTGTTTGTGTTACGGTTGGAATTGGTGGAACTGTTACTACAGGACCATCAGTAGCACGTGTCTGACCAGTAAATAAAATTTCATTATACGGTAGCTCTAGAGTTGAATCAGGAGACTCTGTAATAATGTTGATTTCGCTTAATGGTGGTGATAGATAACCATCAACAATTGTTGCTCTGTATGCAGGGTTTGATACGTCTGCATATTTATAGTCCTCGAAACCATCTACAAAGAAGCCAAACTTAAAGCGATCAATACCATCAAAACCGGGGATTGCACGTTTCTGAGCGATTGCTTCAGTAAGAGTCAATGATGTATAATATTCTAAGTCTTGAATTCTCTTTTCAAGCTTACCAATTTGCTCCATGGTATAACCACGTGGTTGTGTGATAAGCTTATCAACCGCAGTTAGTGTAGTCTTAATTCTGTAGTTATCAAGACGCTTAGCAGAATATTTTTCATTTGCAATCTTTGTATCAACAATTGCAACAGTACCTGATGATAGTTGATATGGAACTGAAGGATATGGTGGAACCTTTAGAAGATTAATCGTAAGTGAATTATCTGGTTGTGTTGGTTCAATGTTAGTTCCAACTTGACCTTTAATAATGTGAAACTCATTTGTTTCATCAATTACAACACGATCAATACGACCTTGATAATACTCTACAGTTGAAGTCAACTGTGAATCTGGTGCAGGGAATAGCTTGTTTGTTGTATTGGCAAAACGTAGACCAGCAGTTTGTTCTAATGGATTAATTGGTGCATTAAGTGGACTGGTGCTTGGAGTTGCAGTTTTATTTGAGTATGGGCGGAAGTCAAATTGATCACGTAGATCGTAATATTTTCCTCTATTGCCATATACTTCAGGAATTTCAAGAGTATTAATTGTTGTTGCAGATTGAGCTAGTGTGATGGTATCATCAATCAAGTATGTACCAGAATTGCCGCCAATCTTCACACCTTCGCTTGTTACTGAGAAGTAATCAATAGAAGCTAGAAGAACATCTGTGTTAGCAATTGTTAAATATGAATTTGGCTTTTGAACTAAGTATGAAATACCATAGAAGTCTTCGTTCTGGTTATGATCAACATAAAAGTATTGTGTTACGTCTTCAGCAATTGCGTCAGTTGGAACAAAAGTTGTGTTTGCATTTGCTCTGTAAACCTTATTGAGGCGGAATACGTCAGGCACACCTAACGCCCATGGACCGTCATTCTTATCTACGTTTGAAGCAGTATTGATACGAACATACCTGTTTCTGTTTACAGTTTTACCAACAGCCGCTGCTGATGACCTTACGTTATATGAAACAGAAGTCTGAACAGCGACATTGGTTGTCATGTTCATTGTGACTGTCAGAAGCCTATTAGTTCCGTCAACAACCATTGTTCTATCAGAACGATCAAATGAGATTGGAACATTCTTAGGGAATATTAGACCATATGTGCCAGTAGTAATACCAGTAGCAGCATTTGATACTAGAACTAGTTGTGTGGAGTTGGCAATATAGCTAACTTGACCTAGATAGCCAGTACTTACGGTTAGGAAGTCGCCAGCACGAAGTTCTGTAGTAAAGTCAGCAGAGCCGCCACCGTTAACAAATGTTGAATTTACGTTTGAACTAACATTACCCAAAAGGTCAGTACTATTCTTGAATGTTGCAAGTGGAGTGATGATCACATCTCTTTCCTGCACACTATTGAGTGATCCGGTATAAGGAAATGCACCATCACCAAGAGAGATTGTCATCTGACCAGTTGTGGCAAGATTATAAGTATTAACAGTACGATATATGTATGAAACATTATTTGCCTTCTTCACGGCTGGATTACCAGCATAGAAGATAAGTGAAGAAATGTCATTATCCTTAAGAACAGCATTACCGTTCTCTAGAACGATATCAGCAATACCCTTGTTTACGCCATCATAAAATATTGAACGTAGATTAGAAAAGTTTGTACCTACAGATAGATTGATATCAAATAGATAAATTCTATATGTACCAGAAGCACTACCGACTGTTCCAGAATCATATACGACTGAGCGAATACGTGCTGTACCAACAGCAACAGCAGGTGGAATAGGAGTTGCACCAGCACGACCAGCAGTATAGTACTGATATGGAAGATTATGTAGAGTTACAAGATCACCATAGTTAAATTGAAAATTTCCACAATACTCTTTAACAGTGACATAGTTACCATAGTTTAATGAAATGTTTGCAGGATTGGCTGAGTAGAAGTCAGTACCTTTATCAACGCCAATTTCATAGTTGTTATTTGTTGATACACGTTTACCATTGATGTATGCCACACCAGGGTCAATAATTATATTAAATTGTGATGCTTCATTAGCAGTAGTATTTACTGACTTAGTGTTCAATACGAATTGATCTAGAACATAGTTGCCAGAAGTTTCATATTGACGCTGAGCAATATAGTTGCCAATCTTATTATAGACTGTCTGACGGTTTTGCTTGTATGGTTCACCGCCGCTAAATTCTGCAATGTATAGGAAGTCTTCACGTAGATCAGCTTCAGCCTTTGTCAATGTGACAAGCTTAGGAGTTAGCTGTAGACGATTAGCGCCCGGTGCAGTATGGTTAGGAGAGCCAGTTGCATTGTCAAGAAGTGATGTATCTTGATTAGAATTGATGATTGCTTCATTTGTTTCAAAACCAACCGAAACACCATCAGGAGCATTTGAGTACTTTTCAACGATAACCAATTCAGGGACAACACGTGAGAAGTAGCCCTTCTGATAGATAACACCTTCACCAACAGTCATGGCATAAGCAGAACCAACTGGAGTTTCACCAGCACCAGCAACAGTAATATTTGTTAGATAATTTTGTGCTGTAAAATTGGCGATTGAAATTTGATTTTGAGGTGCTGTAGTTGATGAAACGGCAACATAAGGTTGAATGTAATATCCACTGCCCTTTTGTGTTACGTTTACGCTTTTGATAATTCCTAAAGGACCAAGAACAAGAGATGCACGAGCAGCACTACCAATAACCTCAGTAATAGTAGCAAGACTTGATGGTGTCGAATTAGTTGTCTGTACTATGTTTCCAGAACCAAATGTCCACTTGGCAGAATCACCTGCTGCAAGATCAGAAGCTTTTGGCTTAATCTTTATAATAACCGCTTGGTTGTTTGATGTAGTATCAACAGCAATAATCTGACAGTTTGCAGTGCCGTTAGTGATATAATCACCTACATAGAAATTATTTGTAAATGTTGTGCCAAATGTGCTATTCTGAATAGCAATAGCACTAACAATAGCAATGCTATCGCTTGTTGAAAACCCTTGTGCGCCATCATTAACTATAATTTTTTCAATTACATTGTTTGGATCATAAACAGTTAGTACTTCATCAGCAGCAAACTTAAGTTGCTCAGTAGTACCGCCCATACCATCAGACTTAAATCCTGAATTAACATAGCGAATGTATAGTGTATTAAGATCGGGTGAACGTGTTTCATAACCAGCAACAGAAGTGACAATTGTACCAACCAACGGTACAACTTGTGCGGAGTTCTTGATGTTGTATGAGTTATAGTTTGATACTACAACAGGTGTTTGATCAGTTTCAGCATCCTTGATCTTGACATATTGAAAATTGTTATTAAAGATGATATCACAACCGTCAACAATTGTACCAGCCTTAAAAATGTTATCACCAAAGCGTTCGATCTGCTTTTGTAGAATGGTTTGAAGCTGATTGAGTTCACGAGCCTGAACAGACACACCGGGACGGAATAGGATTTTATAGAAATCCTTTGTCTCGTTGTAATCGTCAAAATATGGTGACACACTTAAGTCTGTTTGAATAGACATTTAATTAAAGACTCCGCTTAAAATTCGAGTACTAGCTTGACAACTTCTGTCTGATTAGCTTTACGTGTAATTGGGTTCAGATTTTCCAGATAAAGGATTTCACCGCTGTCTGGGATCAACTCTCCATTGTATTTATTTGACACAATAAAGTAGGAATCTGAAGTAATCCCTTTGATTGTTCCATCACTTCCATCACTAGCAGTAAGGAATGAATTCTTTACATTTGTGACATACATGGTATCATCAAGGCCACCAATGCTGTCTACAATTGAGTGAAAGCTTGCTTGTGGTTGAGCATAACCAGAAATTGATTCTTGTACAATAACTTCATCGTCAATAAATCCAGCTTTACTTACACTACCAACAAACTTGTTTAGTTGATTAAAGCCACTGAACTCGTCTGCATCTCTTTCATTAATGAATACGAATGGACGAGATACAGTATTAGCAGCCGCCGTACAGAATGAATCTTCACCAATCATATTAGAACCGATACTTAGATTTTTAGCTGATACATTGGTTAGATTTAAACTATTTAATGTATATGAAGAAACTTTTCCATATAGATCAGTTTGAACTAGAGTAATAGAACAGTTTGAAGCAACAAAGTTAGACGATGAAGTAACAGTCAATAAGTTGTTAGAAGCAATGGCAGACACGGTGGCAAAAAAGTTAGATGATCCGTTATTAATAATAATCTGATCATTTGTTCTCAATGCTTCTTCAAAGTTTACACCTTGGGAATAAACAACATTATTTGCAGTTATATTTACAGAGCCAGCTAATTTAATTGGTTTGTAACGATATACATTTTCACCAATGATAAATTGCCCAATAGTCTTTGTCATATCAAGTATAATACTTACATTAGCAAATAATGGGTCTTTGATAATACCGATTGTTCTATAATCATTAGCAATTGATAAAGGAATTTCATCGCCAAGAAAGTAAGTGTTAATCCCAACATAACGTGCGAATAGCTCATTATTTACGTTTAGTCCATGACCACCTTCAGGAGAAAGAATAACTCTCAACGATGCGTCAATAGTAACAGGGACGATATCATCAACCTGAATAGTAGCAATAGCAGAACGATATCCAGAACCATAGTTAAGAATTTCTACTTTACTGACAGAATTGGCACTTGTAGGATCGATAATAGCACGAGCATAACAGTCAGAAGTTCTTGTTCCGCTTGTATCGTAGATGAATACGTTTGGATAAATTTCGTATGTATCACCGGGTCTTACAACACCGTTGAAACTATTTTCCAGTGTAATAATTTTTTTATTATTTTCAACATCAAATTGATAATCAGTTATAACTCTATACTGATTAACAGCATCACCAGAAGTAATCTTAATGATGCATCCATTGTAGAAGTTATCCAGACTTGAAGCACTTAAACCAATACCATATTTTAGTGAGTTTTCGCCAATACGAACGCTTTCAAACTCACCGTAAGGAATATAGTTATCATATCCTCTACCAGAGTCAGTAATAGTGATAACATCGATTGTTCCTGATTTAGCACCAGCAGTGACTGTACGGTCAACAACAACTGGAATGTAATCTAAGGTTGAAAACTTGTTCATTGTAAATTCATCAACAGAAAACATATACTTCCAAATATAACCGTCATTAGGGGTTTCAAATTGATCAGCATCTGTGCCATATGGTTCTACGGTTGACTTAGCGCCATAGTTATTGAACAGGCACTTGTAGACATAGTAGTATGTGCCAGCATTGACAACAACGTAAAATTGTTTTTCTGCCAGATTAGCATCTATATCATCGTACATATCATAAACAGTATCAATAGTCCAATCGTAACGACGAATCATATTTGTCACATTATCATATTTAATTCTTTTGCCAAAAACCATATCATTGTAGATATCGATCTGTGCTTTTGTTGTGTCTGATGGTATGGGAATGGTCGCATCACCACCATCATATGGAGTGTGCTTTCCTGCAAAGACGTAGTAGCTTGAAGCCGTTTGTACACTACGTACAAACGATTCGGCTGCTTCGACATTCAGTTTTTTCGTAATAATTTGTTTTGTGCTCATAACTTATATTTATGTCTCTTAAAATGGTTTAAACTATTTATTACTCAAATTAATCTCTAATTTCGACATATTCAGTTCCACGATCCTGTACATAGATATCTTGACGATCTTGAACAGTAAATGGCGATACTTCTAAAATTTCAATTGTATTGGCAGTTAGTATATGATTAGCAATTTTTACGTTAGTATTTGAAACAGTGTCAATAACAACTGTGCCGAAGAATCGAGTACCAGCAGTGTGCATTACTTTCTTAAACATATCACCATACTTATCTAGGGGTAATCTAGACATAACATCATATGAATACTCTTGATAGTAATCACCGTCATGAACTTTTGAAATGTTACTTAGGAAACCTTTAGAAGTCTTATAGTAGCCACTACCAGTACCAGAGCCTCTTACAATAGCACGTGCACTGCCTGATCGTAAGCCATCCTCAGAGGTAAAAACTAGTGTTTGGTTGTTAGCATAACCATACCCAGAATCTACTACTTGAAGTGCTGTTACAACTCCATATGTGCTATAGGTAGAACCATCAATCTGTGCATTAAAACCAATTGGTGAATTATTATATTCTTCAATTTTAACTAGGGTTGAACTCACACCAGCACTTGTCAAAGTTTTATTCAATTCAAATTTATTATCAAATTGCTGTCTCTTAACATAAATTTTATTTCCATCTGTTTTAAAAACCAAACCTTTAGCAACGGTTGGAACAGTAACAGATGCAACACTGTATACTTCTGATGTTCCTGTAAATGTGCTGAAGCTATACAAACTACTAGAAGTATTGAATATACCGTTTGAAACTTTATTGACAACCATTACATTTGATGTAGGATAACCAATTGAATATACAGTACCAACGGCACCTGATAAATATTGAAATATTCTTTCACCAACTCTGAATGCCTGTGGGTTTTGAACTTCCATATTATAACGTAAATCAGGGATTGATTGCTGTACTTGCTCACCAACAATATATTGATTGGTAGCGTTCTCAACAGTAAAGATATAATCACTATAATCATAGTTAGCAACATATGGTTGATATGCTCTAACAATAGGTGCAGCGGCATAATTTGTGCCAGGATTAATATCAGATAGAGTATTAATTGTGCCGATAGAAAGATTAGCAAAGCTTAAGCAGGAAAATATTGGAGATGAAATACTACCAGTTCGATTTTGTTTAAAACCAAATTCTGCTGCATTCAATCTAATTGAAGAGAATAACTGATTAGCACCAGCAGTAGGATAGTTTTTGCTTTTAATTAAATCAGAATTTATTTGAATAACTTCTGTCTCATTAATTTTACCAATTTTAAATGATGCATCAGTACCAATAGAAATAGAAATGATATCTGCAACAGTGCCTGTTTGACTACCAACAAGCTTTGAAACAGTAGAACTATTATATTCATTCTGCGTACCATATACAGATACGAACAATGATACGTTCGTAACAATAGCAGTAGTATCTGGCTTACCAGCTATAAGTAATAACTTGTCATTCTTAAAAAAACCTGACATATCAGATAGTGTTAGGGTGCCATTAGTAATATTTAAATTAATATTTGCAATTTTTGCTCGACCAATTTCAATACCATCATCATTAAGCTGATAGATTTGATCATATTTTTCAATTATACCTAAAATGTTATTGATATTCATAGTAGCATTACCAGAAATATCAAGAACGGTCCCTGAAGCAGAAGTATCTTGTACAGATGCAACGGTGGCTATGATTGATTGATTACTACTTTTAACAATTCTATTACCAACAGATGTTGTATAGTTATTAGACACCACCATAACAATTTGGCCATTACTATAGGTGTTTACACGATTTTCTACAACCTGCCCATAAGCAAGCAATTGATTATTACTGTTAACAATATTGATTACGTCACCAACTGCAAACAACTCACCATTAACGATATTAGTGTATTCGATGGTCGCACGATTTTGTTTTAAATCTTCGAATATTTTATAATATCCACTTAGATAAGATTCTTTAAATAATGGCTTTATTGAAGCACCAATACCAGAAGCTGTTGCTATTTGAAGATTATAGTTATTACCAAAGAAACCCCCACTCTGTTCCATAAAAGCAATTTTTCTAATTTGTCCACCATAGTCTGTTTCTGGTCTAAAAGTAGCATGACCATATTCAGATGTAATTGTGATCATATCACCATTGCTATAGTATGAACCAGCAGAAAGAATTTGAAAATCACTAATTGAATTAGATGTATATACATTTGAAACTAGAATTGTATTGTCTGTGATCAGCGATTGTGTTCTATTAAGTGCTTCAGTACCAGTGATACCATGTGATACAGAATATCCGTAACCACCATCTAATAGAATGAATTCAACAACACCACGTTCATTATCAAACACCGAAGAAACACGTGCCTGTCCATAATCACCAGTTTCTGTTACGAATGATACGATATCACCAACTGCAAATTCTTTTGACCCTGTGATAATATCAACAGCAGTCAGGGAGCCTAAAACACGTGGCGAATCAGAGAATGGTGTTTGACTTTTACGATATATCGTTTCACGATTTGTGAATTCACCCTGTACATTTGACAGATAGAGAATGTGGACAAATCCGTTATTGACTTTTCTCTTAATATAGCGTTCAACGAATGCTTCAGCGCCTGATGTGATGCCCTTGATCAGAGTACCGACAAGTGCAACTGCTCTTTGTGGATTGTTACCAGTGATCTCTAGATACTGTGGCTTTACCCATGTACCTTCAGATAGCTTGAACAGATTATCACCAGGGTAAACTACCTGACTGTTATAACCATACACCAGACGAAAGAATAGATCGATTGAACGAGAAGTACCCTTAGAGCGATATAGATCAAGAGAGTTCTTGACCAACATACGCTTGTTAGTTTTTGTATCAAATTCAATATTATTTAAATACTTTTCTTTGAACTGTGTGATGAATAGATCAAGTGTAGTATCAATATCACGAATTTTTGGTAGATTGCGTGATAGGAAGATATTACCTAATCTCTTGCTTGCACCACCCCTTAGAATGTATGTGTTGCCACCGCTTGAGCTTGTTACAGGAATGAGTTCCGAACAGATATTAAAGCATTTGAATGTTTCTAAACCGTCAACCTTGACAAGGATATCTGTGCCGACATAGGCAACGATTGTGCCAGTGACAATATCCTGTGTTACGATATCACCAACATTGAAATTGGTCGTATCCTCTAATTGAAGAACCTGATGGTTCGTTTCCAGCCACTCATAATAGGCTTTGACAAACGTGACAAAGTTCTGTCCCTCATCCCTATAAAAGGATGGAAACATGCTTTCAATTAATGGGGATATCTTTTGTTCAATATCTTGCATTCATTATGCCCTGACAGCAACAGCGGTGATTTCAACGTCTTCTTCGATGATATTTAGGATAACATTATTGATGGTTGAAAGGTCTTTATACTTAGGTGACGCATAGATTTTAATACCAGCACCGACATATGAATCAATTTTAAAATTAGAAAACTGTAGTAAACCAGTGTCGTAATCAATCTTACCAACAGCCTCAATAAACTGCCCGGAAGATGCTGAGATGACCTGAATGCTGCTAACACCATCATCCTTCAGAACAGCCTTGTTACCCTTATAATTAAATACGGTTGAAGAGATTGAATATCCCTTACCATCTGTACCATAAGTGATGCTCAAAGGAATACGGAACTTAACGTCAAAGGTTAGTAGAGTACCAGTTTGAGGAACAAAAACCTTAATGATCTTAATATCAGTCTCGTTCGAGATGATTGATGCCTGTGAAGTATCTACAGCTTGTACGAGCTTTGAATAACGGAAGATACGATTAAAATTATTTAGGTTTGTCTGAGCATAATTGATGATAGCAGACTTTGTGATTGTCTTGATATCTTCTGTTGACAGACGTGTAATATTTACGTTATAATTAACTGTTGATTTAACCTGAATGTATGTGTATTCAGGATCAACGAATACTGGATCAATCGAAACAGGGGAACGTGGCTTCAGGAAGTTATAGTATTGATCGATCTTTACCTTTGGTAAGCTATCAACTTCATTAAGATCAACAGCAACAAATACTTTACCAAACTGTGGTGGATCAAGGTTCTCACCGCCATATGCAGTAACAGCGTTGACTTCAGGGAAGTTAATCTTAAGTAATGTTTCATAGTCTTCTGTAGTAATCGCACGTTCTTGTGTGTTGAAGTGACGTGGAGCATTATACTTGATTGATTCAAGGCTCTCACTAATAGCACCACCAGAAGCACTTTGATTAGTAGTAATACTAATTGCCGATTCATCATCAATAGTTGCATCAGGAGTAAATGTGCTACATCCGTTTGGAAGTTCACCATTAGATACACGATATTCAATAGTAATTACTGAATTGTTCTTTGGCATTCTACCATTTACGCCATCACCAAATACGATTTCATAGCTATCGTTTTCAGCCCCTTGTACAAAGAATACCTGTGAAGTAGAGTTGATATCAAATAGTGATTGTGCTCTATTATAGACAAGAGTAGTAGCACCAACGTCTTCCATTATATTAACTGTAATAGATGATGTATCAACATTCTTATTAGAAATAATGAAACGCTGTGGGTCGGTTGATGAATAGGTATAATTATCCGCTACATAATATCCTTCATAGATAGGAATATTAGCGCCAATAAAGGTTAACTGTGTGCGTCCAGCATTCTGTGTATAGTCTGAAATAATAATATTTTCAGCAGTACTGAATGTAAAGTTTCTAGGACCAAATCGTGAGGTAAATGTATATCCCTTTGGAATAACAATTGAACGCTTATTAAGAACATTACTGGTAACAGTTACACTCACATTAGCCTGAGAGGACTTGAATGAACGAGGAACGTAGTTAAGTTCTTTAGCATGAGATACAACGCTATCACGAAGCTGAGCAGAATCAAGGAACATCTCACTGCCAACCATGTTTAGATAGAAGGCATTGTGGAATGTATTATACGATAGAATGTCAAGCAGAACAGACATGTTGCTGCCATCGAAATCATAATCTTTAAATCTATCTTGTGTCTTTAGATATGACTTGAATGTGTTCTTGATCGTATCAAAGTCTAGACTTGATAGAACAATTGAAGAATTAGCTGACATTACCTGATCCTGTCGAGTGTAATATTAAATGAAATTGGTTCTTGTTTATTTATAACCATGATTATGAGGTTGATGACATAACGATGATTATCCCCATCAGGAACAATATCAATTTTGATTATCTTTGCTCGTGGTTCAAATGTATTAATTGTTTGTTGTACAAATACAGAGATGTTCTGTGCTGTAGACCCACTGATTGGTTCGAATAGCATCTTCTGAATATCAGTGCCAATAGTTGGCTGATAAAGACGATCAAACTTATTGGTTAATAGTAGATTACGAATAGAGCGAATGACAGCATTCTCGTTAACATACTTAACGATATCACCCGAAACAGGATGTGGATTAAGATCAGTTAGAAAGTCACTATATGACTGACTATCTCTATTCATTGCTGCAAATCTATCTGTCTTAACCATTTATTCTCTCTTTATGGAATTGATACTGGATCAGAATCGATTGCAAGTGTGTAACGAGCAGACGAAGCAATCACTTTACATTTAATTTGCTTACCAACATCACTTGATGTGATTAGATATGAACTATTGGCTGCTGTTACCATGTCTGTGTTTCTGAACCACTGATAGTCATACTTTGTCGGTGTGAAGCCCGTCCACGTACCAGTAGAGCACTGTAGTCTACTGCCAACTGATAGTGAACCAGAGATAACTGGTAAATTAGCAGCAGGAACGCTATAGACAACAGGACCAACTTCATTGGACTTGATTTCAATATAACCAGCCTTATTCTCACCAACTACCTGACAATAGATATTAAGATCAATATCATCAATCGATGGAGAATAACTGAATGAGTTAGCATTATAGATTGGGTTGCCTTCACGATACCACTGAGCACTGTATGTCATAGCTGCATTGCTTGTCCATACGCCTGTGTTGCATGTTACAGTGTTACCTACAATTGCATAACCAGAAGCAACTGGTAATTCTTCATTTACAGGAGCAACAGTATTAACAAATTCTTGGTTCTGTGCCTTATAGGTTTCGAATGCACCGCTATCAATACTTGCTTGGAAGCTCTCTAGACTATCAGTAGCAATTGCAGGTGGAATACCTGTAATGCCTTGCATCTGTGTCTGTGCCTGAGAAATCTGTCCAAGGCTGTTATTAGCATCACCAACGAGTGTATTCTTTAGTTCCTTAGCAGCCTGTAGAGTATCTTCAACCGCATGGAAAGCTGTTACCGCATCACCGATAGCTTGGAAGCCAGATGCACCAACACCTTCACAGATAAACTTTGCAATAGCACTAGAAATCTTTTTCTCAAGCTTCTTCACTGCCTGATTGATTTCATTCTTAATATCTGCCTTAACCATATCAACAATTTCAATTGCACATGCTTTAAGCTTTGGTATTACTTCCGATACTGCTTTAATTAAATCAGTAACGGCTAAAATTAACCCAAGAATTTCTAAAGTATATTTGATAAATGCTTCAAGCTGTGGAATGATTGTACCAGTAACAAGCTTACCTAGCCACTTGACAATACCCCATGGAGTAGGGCTTGGAAGAGATGTGATAGGAAGATATTTCTTTAGTAGTTCTAATTGTTCTTCAACAGCTTTTATTGCTTGCTTTTTAATATCATCTAAGTGTTGCTTGACAATAAGCTTTAGAGCATTACAATCGGTTACTGATCTAATTTGTTGTGTTAATTCTTTGATACGCTTTGTATTGACAACCAAGGTATCTTCTTGGTTCATTTCAATCTTATTGTCACGCTTTCCTGCACAAGGATCGCTTGTATTACCATTAACAACAATCTCTTCTTCACCCACAGTTTCAGGTGCTCCAATAGTGCCTTGACTATTGAGTAGTGTTGATGATCCAGAGCCTGTTGCTATTGGCGTATCAGCCATATTCAATCCTTAACCAATTTTTGTTACAATGCCCTTATTGACATGAATAGTCTTACCTGATGGTGACGAAAATGTTCCTGTAGCACCAGTAGCCATTGATACAGTGCCGATAGTAGTAAAGCTTCCTTCAGTCTGCACTAGGCCACCTGGTGATTGGATATTAATACTTGTTCCTGAGTTAATATTGACACCCATAACGCCATTAATATCAATTTTACCAGCAGAAGATAATATCATATTACCAGCACTAGTAATGGTTGACTTACCTTCAACGATAGAATCCAAGTTACCCTTTACATGGATATTTGCATTACCTTCGATATATACATTCTTATTCTTACCGACGATTTCAAAGCTATCATCGACAGTCTTTAAAATCATACGTCCATCTTTATTTATTTCAACATATGTACCCTTGCTGTGGCGAATATGTAATCTTTCATTGTCTGGGGTATCATCGATTTCAATAATGTGACCAGCACGAGTAACGATTGCACGGTTATATGGATACTTTGCGGCATATGATGATTCTGGTTCATTACCGACTTTCTTATTGACAACCGTTTGCTTCTCTCTAGCAAGGAATGGAATAGAACTATTCTTGTCCTCATCTCCCGGTAGATATGGAATGGTACCAACGATCATTGGGTATTGTTTGTCTTCTCCATCAAGGAAGAACCCAAATACGAATGAACCAGCCAGAAGGCCCGGTGTGTCGCCAATACCTTGAAAGCTACCGCTAGTCGTAGGCATCATCACAATAGCGTCAGGAAGCCTGTCAGTAGCCAAATCTTCATGAATACCAAACGCACGTACCTTCACACCACCAAGCTTCATTGCATCTGTTGTGTTATCTTCTACGATACCAACAAACCAACGAAATCCTTGTTGTCCCATCTTAAACATTATGCAGTCTCCGTAAAGTTAAGCTTAACTAGCTCAAGAGCAATTGTGTGTTGTGGTCTATCACCCATTA